GAATCGGGATCGGCGATGTCCTCGCCGTTCGCTTCCCAGCCGAGATCGACGTCGAGGGTTTCCGCTGCATTGGTGTCGAGATCGCCGGAATAGAGCATTCCGCCGAGGACGGTGACATAGGCGGGCACCCGGCAGAGTTGCCAGATGTCGCCCGCCGTTGGATTCGCCGCGATGGCGAGGGTGCCAACGGAAGCGCAGACGACGCCCGCAACCGCAGGCTTGTAGAGCGGATACGTCGCGCGGGCCTGGTCGGAGGTAAGAGTTGCCATGTGATCCTCCCTTATGCCGACGGCACGGCGGCAAACCAACCCGTGATAACGCCGTTGTCCTTCAGCGTATCCGTGTCGGCCGTACCCGTTCCGAACTGTATTTTACGAACGCCCATGATGCCCTCGATCGCGATGCCGTACTTGTCACCGTAATCGAATTCCTTGGTGATCGTGCGCCAGCGCTTGCCGTAGGCGATCGCCACCGATTGCGCACCGCAGAAGAACACCGGCGCGACCTCGATGCCGGACGTATAAAAGCCGATGTCCGGAACTTCCTTGATGATCACGCCATCCCAGAGCAAATCACCGCCCTCGAACAAGCGGTTGTTTTCCACTTCCAGGCTGACCTCGCGCTGCGCCTGCATCATCGAAGCGTTGGTCTTCAGATCGCGCATCGCCCGCGTGTTGGCGTAGAGCAGGTAATAGCGCCGGCCCTTGGTTTTCTCGACCCGGATCGGGTTGATTTTCGGATCGCAGGTGAGCGCGATTTCCTTCATCAGGCTGACGGCTTGCGGCGTCAGCTTGTCGTTGGTGTTGTCGATCTGGGCCAAAGCCGCGGCATAGGTCGCGGTCGCCTGCACAGCGCCGCGGTTCGACACCGCCTGGCCGTACAGGACGCGATCGAAGTTGTTGCGCAGCCAGCTATCGCGCTGCGCCACGGAAGCATCCTCGTAGCGCACGCCGTCGACCGAAAGAAGCTGATTGGTAATCAGCCGCTCGGTGTCCTTCATGGCCCAATCCTTGAGCGTCGCCCGGCCTGCATCACGCAGATCGATGGCGCTCTTGATCTCCTCCATTTCGGCAATGCGAACAGCGTTCCTGCGCTTGTCGATGTAGATGCGCTGCGAGCGGGACGACATGTCCTCTTCCGCGCCCTCCAGGACGTTCGAGCCTGTCACAGCTTGATTCTGGAGCCTGTTAACGAGGGCAATCGTGGTCGAATCGCCCTTGCCCTTGCCGAGAACTTCCTTGACCTGGATCACCGAGTTTTCATCGGAACCCATGCTCTCGCTGTATCGATTTTCGGTCAGGTACTCTTTGAAAAACGAGTCTTCCCACCGCTGAACCCGTAGGCCAGTGGCGACCAGTGTATCGGCCATATCGTTCACCTATTGGCGAAGATGTCCTTGATGGGCGTCGGCCCTTGCCAGGCGACGCCGTTTCGGGAGCCCACGCTGCGCGCGTTGCTCAAATTGGAAGGCATGACCGTGCCGGACGGGCGCGCTGCGGCTTCCCGCGGCTCGTCGTCAAGGGTCGTCTTGCCGTTCCGGAGTTCTTGTAGATATTCGGCGCGGACTTTGGCCTTGTAGGCCTCCAAGTCTGAGCCGACCTCTTGCAATGCCGTGCGTTGCTTGTGCCACTGCACCATCGCCTCGTACTGATCGGGCGAACGCATGATGCGCTGGTAGTCCATGGCCCATTGCGGATCGGATTCCCGCGCTTCCGCGAGCGCCGCATAGGCCGACTTCACCGCGTCCTCGCCGTGGCGAGTGATGGCGAACTGGCTTTGCACGGCTTCGCGCTGACGCTGGAACTCCGCCGCGATCGCCGCCCGCTCCTGCCCAATCCGCTGCTCGACCTGCGTTTGAATGCGCTGATCAACCGTTCCAACCGGGTTGTCCCAGTCGAATTCCGGCGTCTTTTGCGGTTCGGGTTGCGGTTGCGGTTGCGGCTGTTGCTGACGGGTCAGGACGGCTTGCGTCAGATCCGCAATCTGCCTTCGGAGATCGACGACCTCCTCGGTGTAGCGCTTCGACTTCAGCCTCTCAGCATGAAGCGCCTTTTGCGGAACCAGCCTGTCACCATCCTCGTCGGATTCCGCTTCCGGTTCCGGTTTCGGCTCGCCCGGCTCCCGTCGTGACGCAGGCTCTTCGCCTTCGTCGCGATCGGCAGGATGGCGTGTTTCCGGATAGTCGGTCGGGATCGTCCGCGAGTCGTCGGCAGGCACAGCTTCGCTGTCCCGCGCTTGCAGGATTTCTTCAGCACTCGGCATTGTCGTATCCCCTTGTGACTGATAGCGCGCAGTCAGCGCGAACGCCCTTGACGGAGGCGACCCGAACGCCCGTTACCGGCGGCGACCCGTTATCAAAGCTCGCGAACCCGGCGAGCCCGATCCTCTAAGAATTTCTTGCGGCGTTTGCGCGAGGCGCGCGTGCCGCGATCGTCGTCGTCATTTCCGGCAAAGTAGACGCCGCCGCCGCCATCGCTTCCCCTGGACAGGAGTTCGCCGCCACCGCCGCCGCCGCCCGCCGCTGTGCTGATCGTTCCCGCCGTCGTTGCGGCCGTCAGCGTCTGCGCCCCGGTCACAACCAGCGTCGCAAGACTCGATTCCTTGAACGCGATAATCAGGCCCGAGCGCGTCGACGGCGTGCCGACCGTGTTGTAGGTCGCGCCGGACGAATAGGCCGTCGAACCGTTCGCCGCGACAAGCCGATAGGCCGTGCCCGTGCATTGCGCCGAACCGCTCGCCTGGCCGTTGTTGTCGATCGCCGTAAACGAATTCAGCCACGAACCATAAGTGCCCGAGGCATTGCCTGCCGTAACGGTGCCGCCGATCGAGGCGACGAGCAGCCGGTTGCCGGCGGTCGGCGTAATCGAGGGCGTGGTGTAAAGCAGCGCCGACGAGTTGGCGAACTGGCCCGCCGAAATGTCGTAGGGCGAGGCGGCAACGCCCGAGAATTCCTGCAACACCCAGGCCGTGTTGAAGGCCCCGCCGATCGTGTACTGGAAGCTTGTCTCACCCGCCGAAATCCGCCACCAGATATAGCCGCCGTGGTTGGCGGATTGCTCCATGCCGGTGGATTCGGTCCAGCCTGCGTCCGGCGTGGTGTTGTAGGCATCCGAGGTAAAGGCCAGGACAATCAGGTTGCCGCTCGTCGTTGCCGAGCCGAACGCGGGCGCCGTAATGGCGGTAGCGGACAGGCCTTTGGCCGATTTAACGAGGGCAATCGCCATCGGTCACGGTTCCGTTTTCGTAAACGTGCTGAAGTTCACCGTCCCGCTGGACGCAATCGTGGTGTTGTCGATCGTCAGATCCGTGCCCGACGTTCCGACGGTGCCTTGCTCGTGGCAGGTCGAACCGGCGCTATCGTAGACCCTATAAAAGCTTGCCGTGCCGGCGGCGGCGGCCGTGCCCGACTTCGCCCCGCCGAGCATGTCCTTCGTCCCGGCTGAGGCACTGGCCGGCGCCGGCGTGACCTCGACCAGCATGGTATTGCCGGAGAGCGATGCGGCGGCATTGGCCGGCGGCGTGCCGGAATAAAGGCGCAGCTTCGGCGTCGAGGCCCAGGCGGTCGCGATCGCATCCAGCCGGGCATTCTTCACGGCGGTCGAAGTCGTGACGGTCATGGCTCTTCCTCAGTCCTTGTTGATGTGCTTCAGCCAGGATCGCGCCAGCCTACCGATTTGCCTGACGCAGTTTTTCAACCGTCTTGGCCAGGCTGGCGAGTTGTCGTTCAAGCTTCGCCACTCTTCGACCATCGTCTGCTTTGGTCTCTCGCGATTGAGCATTGCTGGCTTTGGCCTTTGCTTTGGCGGCCTCTTGCGCCGTCTGTAGCTTTTGCTGATCGGATGCCTGCGCGGACTCTTGCTTCTGCGCATCGGCGACCTGCGTCGTCTGGAGCTTCTGCCGATCGGATGCCACCGCGGCCTGATGCTTCAGGTATTCCCGCGTGCCCTCGTGCTCGATGGCCTGACGCTGGCGCTGATCCTCGTAGTGGGTCGCAACCTCTTGTTTCCTGGCCTCGCCGACGAGGTCGTGCTGCTGCTTTTGCTCCGCCATCCGCGCCTGCGTTTGCGCCGTGAGCTGCGCTTTGCGGATTTCTATGCGCTCGTCGACCTCGGCCTTGCGCTCGGTCAGTTGCAGATCCTGGGCGTGCTCCTGGGCCGACTGTTGCAGCTTTTGCTGGTGCGCCTGCTGCCCGTGCACGAGCTGCTGCTGCTGATCCCGGGCCTTGGCCTCGGTCTGCATCTGCATCTCTTGCTGCTTCAGTTGCAGCGCCATTTGCTCGGGCGAGGGCTGCTGGCCCGCCTGCGCAGCCTGCTGCTCGCGCTGCTCCATCTCCTCGAGGATCTGATCCTTGTTCTTGATGTTCGGCGCGGCCTTGATCAGCGTCTTGAACGGAATCTCGTTGTTGACGTCGACCTTCTTCAACTCGACGAGCGCCTGCCACTGCTCAATCTGCGGCGCCACCACATCCGAGACATCGTCGATGTAGATGTCGACCATGGCCTGGGCCAGGTTGTTTTCAATGCGCTGCTGGCCGGTGGCGGGATCGATGTCCGGCAGTTCGATGGTCTCGCCCGGGGGCAGCGCCGGATGCTGGATCTGGATCGTCGCCGGCTTGTTGATGGCGGCAAACCTGACGTTGCGCTCGTCGTCCGTGATCCTGATCCACTTCTGGCCGGTCCAGTATTGCCGGATCCGGTTCCAGATCATGCGATACACGCGCTTGTCGAAATGGCGCAGGTTATCGAGGAGGTCGCCCATCTCGATCATGCCGCCCTGCTGCGAGGCGAGGATGGCGCGGCCTGACGCGGTGCCGCCGCTCGAGCCGTCCTGCTCGCCCTGCATGGAGGCGTTCGGGCCCATCATGTCGATTTCTTGCTTGGCCTCCTGCAGCATCTTGAGGTGGGCTTCAGCCAGGTCGGTACGTTCGCGGAATTGAAACCTCTGCTCAGCCAGACCGCCCGGCGCCACCTTGATCGTGCCGTCCGGACGGGCCGCTTCCTGGCGGGTCTTCTCGATGTCGTCGACAATGCCTTCCTCGTACATGACCTGATTGGTGTTCATGTAGTGGAGGGATTTCGAGCGCCGTTTGTTGATCTCGTCCTGCGGCGAGATCATCTCGCGGACGGCGCCATACCGGTCGCCCTCCTGATCGCAATAGGCCGACTGCGCCACCATTCCGCAATCCGAGTCGCCATCGTCCGTCACATAAGGCGACTTGCCTTGCAGCAGAATGCCGCCCTTGGTGAACTCGGCGAAATGCCACTCGTCGGCGTATTTGCCCGTCGTCTGCTTGATCCACATCTGGACGATGCGAACCCTTTTTCTCTTTCTGTCCGCCCAGACCTGATAGGTCGGCTTGTCGTCATAGGTGTCGCTGTAGGTCGTTGAGACGACCGTAGCGTCGAGTTCCTCGTACCGGTCCGGCCAACGCGCCTTGGCGTCCTCGATATCCATCCACCAGACCCCGCCGAAATAGCTAGCGTCGCCGAAGTCCAGGTCCAGCGAGTGCGGATCGTGAAAGAAGCGGTCCCACCTAAAGCGCCGGATCTCGATGCAGATCTCGTTGGCGTCGCCCTTGTAGCTATCATCGTAGCCCTTGACGCAGACCTCGACGGCGCCGATGCCCTCGACCAGCATGTTGCGCCAGACGGCGGAGCGGATTTGCTTGAAGTCCGTATCATCGACGACGTAGTTCAGGGCGTCGGTGCAGGCTTCCGCGTCCTGTTCATGAACGGGTGTGCGCGGGAGCGCGCGCGGCTTGGTACGCTGCTGCTTTTCGAGCCCGACAAGGAAATCAATCTTACGCTTGATGCGGTTGATGATGACGGCGGGCTGGCCCCGCTTTTCAAGCTCGGCGAGTTCGTCGCTGGTGAGTTGTTCGCCGTCGACGTAGCGGCGATCGCGTTCGCCGAGCTGGCGGGCTTCGTAGCTTGCCTCTTCGGATTCCTCGAAGCGGCGGATGAGCGAGGTCAGGCCGAGTTCGTCGTCTTCATCGTCGCGGATATCGCGTGTAGAGTTGTTGACGACGAGTTCTAGGGCCATCGGAGTCCTGCCATGCCGTTATCCCGTCGCGGTTTTCTGGGCGCCCTGTTTGCCGCGCCTGCCATCATTCGGATCCCTGGGCTGTTGATGCCGGTGAAGGCGGCGCCGCTGATCATGGTGCCCGCAGCCATCATCAAGCCGCCGCATCTGATTGCCTTCGGCGTCCCATGGGACGAGATCGACCAGTATGTTTTCGATGAGAACATGCGGCTGGTCCGGGCCGATCCGGCGCCAACACCTGACCCGTATGACGTCCGCCCTCTTCGCTTCCGCTAGGCTTA